TTACAGAACTCTGCCGCGGCTGCCCACTTCGCTTGATTAACGCCCCAAGTCTTAACTTCATTTATATACCGTTTGGTCTGATTTCTCTTGCCTGTCTTGACCACTGGTGGCATGGTCTGATACTTAGGTTTGACTTCAATCAGCACCTTTTCTTTTCTCTTACTTCTATTTATCTGTTCCACATAGAAGTCTGGAAAGTATCTGTGCCATTTCCCATCGATAGGACTCTTGTATGGTATGACAACTTCTTCGCTTGACCAACGTAATACGTGCGGATGCTTGTCAAGATATCGCATTAGTTTAAATTCCCACCCACTTCTGTAAATGATACCAGTAGGATCACCTATATACTTCTGAGGATTAAGGGGATTAAACTTTCCCTTGTGTGTTTTAAATGCCAATTGTCAAATCTCCTCTAACTCAACTCATATAAATAATTGTAGTTGTCTAACTTAATATTTATAAAGGTTCAAAACCATGTCATCCAACACCGGAAAAATTACACCAGCATCCACAGTGATTGCACAACGGGCGAGTAAACGGAATAACTCACCGCTGACTTTTCCGCATACAATTGGTCATCATGCTATGATATTTAACTTTAAAGAATACACGTATGGAAATTCATCTCATGCTTCACTGATGTCTCAGAGCAGTATAGTATTACCTCTACCAAAGACGCTACAAGATAATTTAAATATAAAAGTAGGTGCAGACGAACTAGGAATAACTGGATCATTAGCGGCTGGGAGTTCTAAAGGCATTGCCGAGCTAAAAGGTGCTAATGATCTAGGCGAAAAAATGAAGAAGATGTTCGACTCATCAGTTTCGCAAGTTAATGATAGTGCGATATCCTCAATGGACTCAATGTCAAATGCGGTCGGTACTGCATCTGATATCGCATTATTCATGGCACGTGCAGGTCTAGGCGCTATTGCACCTGATATTACAAAAGGTTTAGGAGCTGGAGTAGGTACTGCTGTAAATCCATTCGCAACATTAGTATTCAGTGGTGTTGATCTTAAGACACACTCATTCGAATGGCTATTATCACCAGATACCCCACAGGAAGCAGAGACATTAAGACAAATAATAGAAACTATTCAGCACCATATAACACCAGAAGTTTCTGGATTAGGAGTTGGTAATGTAGGTGACACATTCGAGCGTGGTCTATTAAGATATCCATCTATGGTAGATTGCTTCTTTCATGGTATTGACAGCAGGTACTTCTTCCAGATGAAGACTGCTATGATCAGTCAGTTTAATGTTGATTATACTCCTAACGGTATAGCATTAAATAGAGGTGGTAAGCCAAGTGCTGTTCGATTAACGATGACTATGACAGAGGCATCTATACACACCAAATCAGATTATGTGCCAAAGCAAATAGTAGTAGACACAGGCAATGCTCCAGAGGTGCAAGCTGGTGAAAGTGCTCCAGATACTTCAAATAGGGACGCTAATGGCGCAGTCATTGGCGCAAATCAAGGAGGAGCACAATAATGAGTTATTTCAGTAAATTCCCACTAGTAAAAAGAAATGGCGTGACTACGCTAGATATCACTAGACGACCAAAGATTAGTAAATCAATATCAGCCTATCAATATCTTCCTTATACAGTAGAAGAAGGCATGAGACCAGAAGACGTAGCATTTCTTTACTACGATGATGCTGAGTTAGCATGGTTAGTACTATTAGCTAATAATATTATTGATCCATACACACAATGGCCTAAGTCTTCCGGCAATCTTGACGCATATATTAAGAAGCAATACGCAACAGCATCAGGCACAACAGGTGATGCAGTAATAGTATGGGCACAAAACACAGCTATCACTAATAATATTAAACATTATAAGAGTAAGTTCGTAAGTGATGTCAAGATTAATCACGCTACGTACACAGCCAATCCGAGTGCTGAGTGGATACCTGTTCGCATGTATGATTACGAGTTTACTTTAAATGAAAACCGTAGACAAATTACCCTATTTAATAAGAACTATATGGGTCAAATCAGTGAGTTGTTAGAGAAGAGTTTAAATGGGCAATAAAACAGCAAGTGCAACAGAGTCAGGCTTCTATGAACTCATAAGTTTTAGGATACGCCCTCAGAGTGTAGCCCCTGGTTCAGCTTCTGGCGTTGAGATGAAACAACTCGTTGGTGACTGGCAATTAAGTGAAAGCATGGATACACCTAATGTGATGGGTTCTGCTACTATATTAGATGCAGAAGGTATTATACGTAAGTTACCTATTATTGGTGAAGAGATCATTACTATTAAATACACTGATTTCTATGGTGAGACAGCGACAAAAGAATTTTTTTGCTTTGGTCTAAGAGCATTATCACCTGCAACTGATGCAAGCGATAACGTACTATCATATAAGCTAGACTTCACGACAGTCGAGAACGTTGTAGCATCTAGAAAAGAAGTCGCAAAGGCATATCGCAATGTAACTATATCAGAGATGGTTAAAGCTTTATACAATGAATACTTTATCGACAGTTCAAACATCACAGGTATACCCAATAAGCCAATAGAGGTAGAAGATACCATAGGTAATCACACGCTGATCATCCCTAAACTCTCTCCCCACGATGCTATGCTTTTCCTCGCCAGAAGAGCCTACGGCGGTGAAAATTCTACAAGCAATTATAAGTTCTTTGAAACACGAGATAGCTATTTCTTCTGTACACCCGAGTATCTTCACAAGAAATATGAAGAGCAACACATGACAAAGAAAGGTCTGGAAGATAATAATCTAATGTTCTATACTAATAAGGTGACAGACGATAACACACCTGATGGTCAGCTAGTGGCACAACAGACAGTAAGCAATATAAGCTACGGCTCACCTACTAATACAATAGATGAAGTCAAGGCAGGAACATTCAAACGTTCTATACTAGAGATAGACATTCTTAATAGAACAACAAGTAGACTATCATATGACTATAGAGATCATTTAGATAAGAATCCATTAGGTAAACTAAAGATCAATCACAGTGCAAGCTTTATTAATGACAATATGCCTAGTATAAGAGAAGACTATGTGATTAAAGACTATAATACACCTGGACAGATAGAGCGAGACAATCGTTATTATCCATTTTACACAGAGGTTTTGAATAATGGTAGAGTATTTAATTCTCATATGAGCAAGTACACAATTAATTGTATTTTAAGTGGTCGAATCAAGCTAGTTCCCGGAATGGTTATATTTGTAATGGTGACCCGTAATGAAGTAGGTAAGAATCCAGTCACAGACAAAGAAAGAGACGGCTATTACATGATCACAGACATAGTGAACCAGCATATGGAAGACAACTATACGCAGTCTGTACTGATGACTAAAGGAGGACTCACAAAGGACTTTGACAGATCGTTCTTGCCTTCTACTGCCGATAGCATAGTTGACCAACTTATAGATGGAGTAATAGGATGAGTGCAGGCTTTAACAATTTACTATGGTTCGTGGGAGTCGTAGAGTACAGAGAAGATGGTGCCAATGATGGTCGTGTGAAAGTACGAGCGTTTGGTATCCACAATGAAGACAAGAATGAAGTCTCTACGAGTGATCTACCATGGGCGATAGTTATTGACGGCTCATATGGAGCATCTTCTAGTATACCTGATGTAGGTGAATGGGTGTTTGGATTCTTTATGGACGGAGTTGATGCACAACATCCTATGATACTAGGAAGAATACCAGGCATTAACTTGCAATTACCAGCAGAAGCAGGCGCACCTAATGAAGTGTCTATGATACCTACTGCATCTGTACATAAGTTTGGTAAGCCACCTATGCATAGAATGATCTCTGGTGAAGATGCTGAGATAGGACAAGCAACGCTACAGCAAGCCTCTAAGAAGAATAACATAGAGTCTGCTACAGGAGAAACATGGTCTGAGCCACCTATTATAACACCAGAAAGAAACCTTGACAATAGAGTCTATACGAGTAAGAACGATAATAACTTTGTTGTCCTATCTGATAGTGATGATGGCGAGGGTACTTACATACTGATCTCTCATAGTAGTGGCAGTGCAGTACAAATTGACTCACAAGGCACCGTGTTTGTCAAGTCTTTTGGTGATACATATAATAGTTCCGAAGGCTTTACAATGAACCGTACTGACAAAGATATGCATACGAATGTCGGGGGTGACTGGGCGCTTAAAGTAGAACGAGGATCAGGTAAGGTCTATATCAATGGAGACTTAGACATAGAGTGTGAGAACTTTAACTTGACAGCCCGTGGTGTTGCTAACATCAATGCGGGTACAGCTACGAACATCTCTGGTGGTAAGGTAGGCGTATTCGCTACAGCAGATGATATTAACCTAGCCGCTAATGCTAACGTCAAGATGAAAGCCGGTACTGCATTAAACTTTGGAGGAATCTATCAACAAGCCCTATTCGGTGATGTGCATATTGATTCATATAAGATGAACTTATACAGTACTGCCTATACGAAGATTACATCATTAGGTACGCCAGCTATATCTACACAGACGCTACCATATCCTGATGTGAGTCACAAGGGTGTTGAGATTAACTCGGGTGCTTTAGTACATCTAACTGCTCCTTCTGTATCGATGCAAGGGCTAGCCGCTGTTGTCAACGGGACTACTAATACTACTATAGCAGGTGCCACAGTAGATGTCAAGTCTTCTTTGCTACTTAATTTAGAGTCTACAGCTATTGCTAATGTGAAAGCTACCACTATGCTCAACATACAGAGTGCTACAGTACTTAATCTGAAAGGTGGTACCGCAGTCAACGCAGATGCAGCCGCAGTCAACTTAGGTATGACTACAGGCGCCGCAACAGGATCAAATGCAACTACTTTAGTAACAGCACTCGCTACTCTACGTGGTACTCAAGTAGGGTTCCCAGCTGCCCTTCTTAGTATAACAGAAGTTGCCGCTGTTGTCAACCCTGGTGATCTACCTGCTAGTAGAGTTGGTATCGGTTATACTACGGGTGGTAACAAGGCTACACGCCGAGCACCGCAAGCTACGAGTCGTATGAATACAACAGACGGGGCAAGCTAGTGTTAATTCATAGTAACACTATAGTGTTAGTTCATAGTAACACACTTATTATAACTTGTCAACCATTAATTACACTAAATAGTATTAGTGGTTTAAAGACAATAGATAGAGATTACCGATGACTTCACATTGCGAGAACATTACACCGTTAGCATCTAGATATGATCCCTCAATATTAAGACTTGACAGTTCAGATTTTGGTGCTATACTAGACTCAACACTCATAGCTAACCTTACTGGTATTAATGACGGCACAGGACTCAATGGTGGTGTAGGACTTAACAGACAGACTCTCGTAGATGTAACAAATTTAACTAATAATATACTTGACTTATCAGATTTAACCAATTTCCCTACACTCAAAGATCGATATGATCAAGGACCAGTAACGTTTGTAGAGATAGCTGACTTCATTAATACGAATAGCTATGACATTGGCAACTTAAACACTGATATTAAAGACTATGTACCCTCTCCAGTCATGCCAGTACCTATCGATTCTTACTTAGGCGACTTAGATTACTACCTCAATAAGAACTTTGGTGCGTCAATCTCTGGTGGAATATGTGGATCATTCAATAACTTCTTCTCTCAACTCGCTGCCTTGTTCGTACTGATCGATGTAGCGACTGATCTTATAGGTGACATCAAGAATCTATCCGAGAAAGATCCTCTTAAGAAGCTTAAGTCATTGACTTTAAACGAAATTTTAAAGAAGATTAAGGACAAGATTCTAGAGATCGTTGATAAGGTAGTAGAACAATTGAAGAAGCGTGTTCGGCAGGTTGTTGCCGCTACTGTTGCTACATTAGGTAACATAGCAGGTGCCAGTCAAATGGTCTATAAGAAAATACAAGAGATATCTGATGATATCAATGAACTGTTCGAAGCTGATAGTATGGAAGAGTTTAAGAAGAAGATCGAAGCGTTTATGGCTAAGACAGCAGGGCAGTTCGAAAGACTTACTGTAGAGAATGTTGCATTAATGATGTTCCGATTCTGTCAGATGTCTGAAGTGATTGAAGGCTTGTTGAACTCATCAGTAGATAACCTAAAGAACCTTGCAACGTCTATAGCTATAGAGAACAAAGTATTGACAAGCATGGGACTAAAAGAGACAGAGAAAGCTGTAAAGAATGGTGCAATACGTATTGGTGCGGAAGACAGAATAGCAAAGAAAGCAGAAGCAGAGAAGCAGATCAATGCAAGCTCACCTAAGCTTACGTCCATAGTTAAAGGCGAACAGAGTAATTATATCACACCTGCCCAAGCAAGTCAAGAAGAACTTAAAACTATTTCAGCATTAACAGAAGATGGCATACCAGGCAAGTTTACATTCGCATCACAAGTAAAGAATCAGAATGACTACGAGGGCAAGAAGCTTAAGGGAGCTGGTTGGAAGAAGATAGATCAGCTAGTACTGATTAAGCTACTACGAGTATGTGAACAAACAGGAAAAGAATTCATTGTCAACTCTGGTTATAGATCACCTGTCTATAATAAAGAACAAGGGGGTGCTAGTACATCACAGCACATGACAGGCAAAGCCATTGACATTAAGGTAAAAGGATCATATGAAGACAGAGCATCAGTTGTTGTAGCTATGAGTCGTGCAGGCTTTACTGCTATAGGCATATACAGTTCATTCATACATGGTGATACACGACCAGGTAGAGTAAGTTGGGTTGCAGGCGAGCCTAATAACAAATCAAACTACCCAGTTCCTAAGTCACACCTAAGCGGAATGATAGCGTTAGCGGCACGACATGATCGTGACCAACTTCGTAACATTGTATAACGAACTGCATAAATAAGAAGAACACAAAGGTAATTACTAATGGCAGAGACGATCACACCACGCACAAGACAAGAGAGTTTATACACAGACTTTCATAAGGATCTTGCTCTCATTCCAGGTAGAAATGATCTTGCACGAAGAGTTAACGAGAACTCAGTAAGAGAAGCTATAAAGAATGTTATACTCACAGATCGTGGAGAAAGACTGTTTCAACCATTGCTAGGCAGCGACATACGTGCTACACTCTTCGAGAATGCCACACCCGCTACATTAATTATATTAAAGGACACTATAAGCGATGCACTGAAAGCATTTGAGCCTAGATGTAACTTAGTAGATGTAGAAGTACTAGGTGATGTAGACTCTAACTCGCTCACAGTAAACGTTGTTTTTAACGTCATAAATAGTGAAGCACCACAATCAATTTCAATAGGCATCGACAGGGTAAGATAAATGGCTAATATATCACCAGTAACTAATCTAGACTTCTTCGCAACAAAGGAAGAACTTAAGACTTTCCTTAAGAATCAGGATAGGTTTGCTGACTACGACTTCGATGGTTCGAACATGAATGTGCTACTAGACTTACTAGCATACAATACATTCTATAACAACTACTATTACAACATGGCATTGAGCGAGATGTTCCTTGACTCTGCACAAGATCGTAATAGCATTATGTCACACGCAAAAGAATTAAACTATCTGCCTCGTTCACGTAGATCATCTGTAGCTACTGTAACACTTAACATCACATCTGCCCAAGATTCAAACTACTTTACCATACCCGCTAATACATCGATGACAGGAAAGTGTGGTAGTACAACGTTTACATTCCTCACAGACAAAGCTAATATAGCTACACGTGTAGGCAATACAAACGTATTTAATATCACAGGCATGAAAGCATTTCAAGGACGTCTTATTACAGAGACATTGCCTATAGCTGACACAGTTATCTCTAACTCATTCATAGACACTAGTTCTTTATATGTCACAGTAAATGGTGTAGAGTACATACAGAAAGCAGACATCTTTGGTGTGAGAGCGACTGATAAAGTATTCTATATGCAAGCAGAAGTAGATGGCAAGTATTCATTACAGTTCGGTGAAAATAAATTTGGAGCCCAGCCAACATCAGCAGACACTATCTTAGCACGTTACAGAATATGTAATGGTGAAGAAGCGAATGGTGTATCATCATTCACTATAGCACAGAATCTAGGGGGTGCGTCAAGCATATCTGCTGTTGTTACCATCGCCTCTACTGGCGGCTTTTACAATGAAAGCATTGAGAGTATTCGTTCGTTTGCACCTAAGGCATTACAGGTACAAGATCGTGCTGTAACAAAGAGTGACTACGAGATACTACTACGTAATAAGTTTCCTTCTATTCAAGCTATATCAGTATATGGTGGTGATGAAGTAGATCCACCTCAGTTTGGTAAGGTCATCATCTCAGTAGATGTTACTGGTGGTCAGGGAGCGGCAGACTTCGAGATCGCTGACTTCAGAGAGTACTTAAAGGATAAGACTCCATTGACTATTGAGCCTGTCTTTGTATCAGCTAAGTTCTTGCATGTCAACACTTTAGTGAATATAGTTTACGATGCTAACACAACATCTAAATCAGCGGCACAGATTAAGACAGAAGTTATTGCTAAGATCATATCGTATCAGACCACTAATCTAAATGACTTTAATAAGACATTGCGACAGTCTCGTTTAGCGGCTACTCTTGATGGTGTAGATACGTCTATAGTATCAAGTGATATCTTTGCACAGCCTATCATTGAGATTAAGCCTACACTTGCTATTGTACAGAATCAATCGTTCTCTTTTGAGGGCGCACTTGTTAAGCCATACGCATTCGATAGTATTACAGGCTTTACAGCATTTACACCCGCATTCAAAACTACTCTCTTTACTCTAGAGGGTACTGTCGTTACGTTACAAGACGATGGTAAAGGTGCTATCATGGCTGTTACAGCAAGTGGTACGAGCGAACGAGTCTTCAAGATTAAGATGGGTACAGTTGATTATACAACAGGTGCTATTAAGATGTCAAATCTTATTGTTGATTCATACGAAGGTGATGCTATTAAGTTCACAGCTAATACAGTTAACAAAGATGTTAAGGCGCCTAAGGATAGAATTATCTCTATACGTAATCAAGACATCACAGTTAACGTAACTCAATTGACGGAATAAAATTACATGCTGAACGTTTCAAGTAATATTTCGACATTCATCGAAGAGCAGTATCCTTCTCTGTATAGGGAAGAGGGTTCTACGCTTGTTGAATTCACTAAGCTTTACTATGAGTTTAACGATGCCAAGATGGATCGTGACTTGTTTAAGCTACGTGATATCGATTCCACTCTAGCTAACTTTCTTGTATTCTATAAGAAGAAGTTTCTCCATGAGTTACCACTTGATACGATTGTAGATACTAAGTTTATTATAAAACATATTCAGGACTTATACAAGAGAAAAGGTTCTGAAGAATCATTACGCTTGCTCTTTCAATTGTTCTATGATACAGAGATTGAAATATTCTATCCCAGTACTAACGTATTAAAGCCTTCTGATTCAGTATGGGGCGGTGCTACGTATCTAGAGATGCAGAGTATTCACACAGTCATTGGCTATCCTATCACACGTGGTGACAAAATCGCAGGTGATATATCGGGTGCTATAGGCTTCGTAGATGAAGTCATCTTTGTTAACTTCACGGGCTCATTAGTACCTATTGTATATCTGTCTAATCTATCAGGTACATTCACAAGCGATGATGGTATTCTAGTCACACGTGGTGTAACATCCGCTATTAACTATGGCAAGCTAGTACAAGGTTCTATCAATAAGATATCAGTGACTAAGGGAACAAGACTACCTGGTCAGACCGTGGGTGATATAGTCAAGCTTCAATCACTGAGAACAGGGATTAGTGGTACTGCACAAGTACAAGCAGTCTCTACACTTAGCACAGGTCTTATCGAATTCGAGATTAAAGATAGCGGATATGGATACATTCTACCCGCACTCACTGGTCCACAAACAGAGATTAACATATCGAATCAAGTTGTTGTATTACAGCAATCATTAACGCCTACTATTAAAGTTGGTGATCCAGTATATGCAGAGAACAATTCTTCTGTAGTATCGCCTATTAATGGCGTAGCATTCGATTCATCGCCAGATAATATGACAGGTGGCGGGCGAGTCGTTGGATACGTTCACCCCCTTGTGTATATCTCTACAGTAAATAGAACTAAGGCAACATACTTAACATATGTGTATGATCAACTCGCTTTAGAGTCTGGCTTCAATACGTCTGCGGATGCTGACATAGCTACTGTATTCAACACAAAAGACTTAGCAACTGGTTTCAGATTAGGTGACATTACTAATAGTGGCTACGTGGCGGCTTCCTTGAATCATATTACTTCTACGGATGTAGGTATATTCAATACATACAAAAATGGCGGAAGCATCACGACAGCACAGGCTACATGGATCAATACTAAATTACTTCCCGCTCTATACTCTGCTGGCATAGGATACGACTTTACAGCATTGCCTACTAATGGTCAAGCTGATGTGATTATTGGTACTACTACTATTAATAGTGTTTCTGTAGGAACGTTTAACTCTTCAGCAGTTTTTGAAGTTGAGGAGATATCTGCAACAGATCGTGAGACAGTGAGTATCATCACAGACATTATTGGAGACTTCGAACAGAAGCCTCTACAAGTTACTGTGAATGCAACCGCTATGTCTAACCCAAGAGTCTATCAGATAGAGACACTAGGCACTACTACTCAAGCACAATGGAATACTGCCGCTGGCACTTCAAGCGTAACATACGCAATAGGTTCTGAGTTCGTTGCTATTAGTGCGGCTGCTGGTGGTAACGGTACATGTATAGATGTAACAGCTACTAACTATGGCATGAGTGGTCCTAATAGTGAAACATTAAGAACTAAATTCAAAGACGCATTTACTCCTCTTACAGTTACTATTGGCTCTATAGATAACATTAATATAACATCATCTGGTAATGCATATCAGAATGACGTATTCAGTGAATTAAGTTATCTTGATGTAGTCAAGTTCGATAAGAGAAATCCTATTGTAACATTCGCTAATGTTGACTTCTTGCTAGAAGTTGGTGAGATCGTAACGTCTGCTATCGTTGTAGAAGACCCTACATATCAAGTTGCCGCTGGTATTGACTACACTGTCCGTGCTAAGTTTATTAAGAGAAGTGGTAATAACTTCTTCTTTAAGCTATTGAGTTTCCATAACTTTGATGTGACCAGGCAAGTCAATATTAGAGGTCAGCTATATACTATAACAGAAGTTCGTAAAGACATGACATCTAAAGCTATGGGAGCTAATGCTGATGTATCAGGCATTGCTAGTTACCAAACTGGTCAGATAGACACAATAGAAGTACGCAACACAGGCTTTAGATACGAAGACAATGAGGTTGTTAACTTACTCAACACTACAGATGCAGTTGTTGCTACAGCTACACTAAGAACATTAGGACCTGGCTTAAGCGAAGGTAAGTGGAAGACTACTAGTTCATTCTTAAGCGAAGTTAATAGAAAGATACATGACAATCATTACTATCAAGAGTACTCGTATGACATTGGATCTATTGTTGATCCAGCAAAGTATACTCCTCTAATTGATAATGTTGTGGGTGTAGCTGGTACAAAACTGTTCAGTTCCCCTCTCATAAATACTAATAGTAATTTATCTTCAACGCTAGATGTAGAGTTTCAAGTTTGGGATATCACTGAGATACAGTTGACGAACGAAGAGGGTACACAGAACTTGACTACTGAAGCTAATAACGGACTCGTAAGTACAGTCATAACTCTTGACACCACCACGACCGACGCAATTACAACACAGATAGGAACTTAACGGGTAGAATAATGGCAAAAATTATAACTGAAAATTTTAAAGTAGAGACTACGAAAGAGTTATTTGGCTCCTTTGTTAGTACTAATACTACGTTGAGTTCTAACTTTGCGAGTTCGCTCGGTGCGTACAACACGTCCAACACACTTAGTCTATCGTCAGGTAATCAATCTGCAATTGTAGGATTCGTAGATTCTCAGATGGCAACTCTTAATCCTGAATCCGATTACTACATCATGGGCTCTAGCATTGACAAGCCTAACAATATTCTAAACACACAGTTTGAGAAACGTGAGTTCGAGAGACGAGTTATTTTTGGAAACAAAATAACCGTTAACGACATTCGCTATATGTTCAAACTTAATCCCTGGTCAACGGGCATAATCTATGATGACTTCGATGATACGCAAGACGCATCACTGCTAAACATGTTCGTCACAGTAGTTAACAGCGAAGGCGACTACTACGTATTTAAATGTCTAGATAATAATGATGGCAGTGTATCGACAGTAACACCAAGTCTAAACGAAATCGACACTAGTACGTATGAATTAATTATTGCGAGTGATGGATACGTATGGAAATATATGTTCTCAGTCGCACAAGCAGATGCACAAGTATTCGCAACTACAGATAGTTTGCCTTTACCTTATCCTGCTCTAGGTAATACTCTAGTAAAAGCAGGCGCCTCTGAAAATATATCCCAGATTCTAATCACTAACACACCTAGTGGATTATTCAGTAAATGTGTATTCGGTCCAGGCACGGTCACTGTATCAGATCCCTCTGGTACTGCAAGTGCCTCAACAGTTGAAGTCGAATCAATTGTTCAAGATGCCACACTAACTACTAAGAAGAGCATATCGGTAAAGATTTCGCCTAAGTCTGGCGCATTCTTAGACACTAGTAATAACTCCTACGCTGATCTATATCTTTGGAGAAGTGATGGTAAAGTGTATGATGTTCTAACATCTATTCAGCCAAATGCCGCAGGTCAATACATAAACATAACAGTCTCAACAGCAGATACAGTTGCATCATTCACGGATGGAGGCAAGACGTACAAACTTCTACCGAAGATCAGAGTAAGTCGAAGCACATCTTCAGGCACTCCTTGTATCGCTTATGGCGTCATCGATAGATTTGGCACACTGACTAAAGTAAGTTTCAATAACAAAGGATCTGAATATAAGTTTGCTTCGGCAAAGCTTGTTCTGCCTACTGGTGTTGCGACAACAGCACTGAACCAATCATTAACTGCAACAGCACTAAGATGTGTTATATCACCCACCGGCGGACACGGATCAAATTCTATCGCTGAGATGTCTATGAGTAGATTAGGTGTTATCACAAACTTTAGTGGTGAAGATGTCTTGATTCCAGATGCTAACTACTATACGAAGGTTGCACTGCTAAAGAATCCTACATTCAGAGATGCTACTAAGCCAGTGCAGTTTGATAATAGAACAATCATAACACTCTCGGGTAATGTTACATCCACAGCCACAGCAGGAAAGTACGTCACGCAAACGATTGCTTTGAATGCTGGTGCGGGTAATGAGCAAGTTAGTGGTAGAATACACCAAAGTGTTTATAGCGCATCTGCTAATAATACCAAAGTGTATCTAGTGGACTACTCTGGTGATTTCCAGAATAGCTTCCAGACTGGTAAGATTTTTATAAAGACTAGTCCAGATTCTGCTAATACAGGAGCAGGGATTGATATAAATAATAGTAATGTTGTATATGGTAACTACTCTCCTTATAGTGGAGACATTCTACACTTTGTAGATTTTGACCCGATACAGCGACAAACAGATCGTAAAGAAAAAATAAAGTTTATCTTCGACTTTTAAGGAAAAGAGTATAATACATGGGCATTAACACAGACTTAAACGTTGATCCGTACTATGATGACTTTAGCGAAGCAAAGCAGTTTAACCGTATTCTGTTTAAGCCCGCTAAAGCCGTTCAAGCACGTGAATTAACACAACTACAAACTATTCTCCAGAAGCAGGTTGAACGCTTTGGCTCAAATATCTATAAGGAAGGTACCGTAATTAGCGGCATCAACCTTACTGCTCGTCCAGATATTTTTTATGTAAAGCTAAACGATCAAGCAGACTTCACTGACCCGACAGTCTATAGTGAGACAGACAAGGTTACTTACACTGTAACAGGTGGAACATCTGGTCTAGTCGCTGAGATTATTAAAGGTGAGAATGGTTTCCAAACTCAGAATCCTAATCTCAAAACGTTCTTCATGAACTACATTGGTTACGAAACAACCACTAGTACTACAGACGTTAAAGAGTTTCAACAGGGTGAAGTTCTAACTATTAAAGTTGCTAAAGTCGCTGATGTAAATTCAGCAACTCTATACGGTGCTGTAGGCACCACGATCACAACTGTTACCGTTGCTACTGTAGCCGCCCATGCTGGCAGATCATTCGGACTAATATGCGAAGAAGGTGTACTCTATCAGAAGGGACACTTCATCTTTGTTAACTCCCAGTTCACTGTTATATCCAAATACACAAATACTCCTGGCGACATCTCTGCTGGTTTCACAATCAACGAGAATATTATCACATCAGGTATCGATGCAACCCTACTTGATAATGCCGCAGGATTTAATAACGAAAACGCACCTGGCGCTGACAGACTTAAGTTAGTACCAACACTAATCGCACATCCAACTGCAACTGAGCCAGAAGAATTCTTCGCACTCATTCGCTACGTTGATGGTAATGCTGTTCGTATTCGTGACAGGACTGAATTCAATACTATCTCAGCAGAGATGGCACGTAGGACATACGATGAGTCAGGCAACTATGTAACTAAAGGACTGAACGTAACACTAGAGCAGTCTGGCACAAACGCATATGCAGTCATCTCTCCTGGTAAGGCATACGTATTCGGTAGAGAAGTGCAGAACATTTCTAGTAGAAAACTATTAATCGAGCCAACAACTCTTACACAGTCGAAGACGAATCAGACCACTGGTGTTTCTTATGGACAATATTACACATACAACCATACAGCAGGGCAGGTCGTAGATCACTTTGCTCTAGACGGAAGTAGATTTAGCCTAAAGAATTCATCCAATGCGATAATCGGTACTGCTTCAGTATCTAATATCACACCTGGTAAAATATATGTTTACGCAGTCACGAAGACTGCTGGACAAGAGAACACTGTAATCGCTAAGATTGCCAACACTCCGTTAACTAACAGTGGCGTACTTTACGGTACTAACAGTGGCGGTAAGATATTCGATGCTGGTAAGTCTAGCATGAGTACTATCAGCGCCGTCAAGTTCACTAAGAGAATGCGTCTTGCTATAGATGCTAGTGAAGATGCAACGATTACTCTATCGCAAACAGCTACAGAGCAACCGATAGCTAACTCTTCCATATTCGCAGTTGATGCCTCGAATCAAGTTATAACATTAACTTCTTCCGCATACGTAGGTAACAATGTAGCTGTAGTATTAAGTTCGGGCACTGCCCAGTTCTTGTATTATGATGCAATCATATCTGGCACGGACGAAGATGGGTTACAAGAACTAGATGTTTATGTCAAGTCAACGTTCTCAGGTGGTAAGGCAACTATTGGTCTTCCTAATGCTATCAAGATTCTAGAAGTCATTGATCAAGACGGAGCAGGTGTAGACGTAACAGGTAAGTTTAGACTTGTCAACAATCAGCAAGATAATTTCTATGGCATCTCACACATCACCGCCAAATTAGGTGAGACTGTATCTAACAATGCGCTCAGAATTAAAGTGAAGGTACTGAAAAGAACTTCTACTTTAGGTAATGGATACATTACAGTAGATAGCTACAGTTCAGTCACAAGTAAAAATCTAGTTAAAGATTACGTAGGTAAAAACGGATTAAGTTATAACCTAGTTAACAGCTTTGACTTTAGACCATACGTAAATCCGACAGTATCATATTCTGTAGGTGTTGCCGGTGCACCATCTGCAAGCGTGGTAGCAATAGCTATTGTACCTGGAATTCAACCCTCTAATGAAAGCACCATAACATCTACTCACGCATACTATATGGCTAGAGTTGATAGTGTTGTCATTGATGAGTTCGGTGACATATCTCTCTACAAAGGTGGAGAAGCAGAGAATCCAAGTATCCCAACACTTCAAGGACTGTATGCAATCAACAACATATTTGTTCCTGGTAACACAACTTCAGTAAGTGGTAACAACTCCCTCAAGATCAGTGACGTATCGAATAAAAATTATACGATGAAAGAGATTGCTGGCATTGAGAATAGAATTGATCGCCTAACTAATCTCGTTTCATTAAGTCTCTTAGAGACAGATGCCAAAAGTATCTTTATTCCAGACGCTAGTGGCAACGATAGATTCAAGAACGGCATTCTTGTAGACGCATTCAAAGGTTTACAGATAGCGGACCTCACTGATCCAGAATTCAAAGCTGGTATTGATAAAACACGAACAGTTGCAACACCATCAGTTGTTCAGTTCCCGATTGACCTAAAGGTTGGAGCAAGTACTGGAGCTAATACGTTCCAAGACATTATAACATTAGCAGACACCGGAACACGTGTGACTGTTATTAATCAGCCTTTCGCAACTAGCTTTAGAAACTGTGTATCTAACTTCTATAACTATGCAGGTAAAACTTCAATCAATCCTCCGTTTGACGCAGGCTATGATGTTGTTCAAAACCCAGCCATTAACTTAGAGATAGACTTAGCTACTCCCATCTTGGATCTAATTGATAACTTACAAGAATTCTTTCCACTGACAAGAGAGCAGACTGACACAATAATCAATGGCTTTACTGGTACTTCAACTACAACAACAAGTACCTTAACAACTGACACTAGTCGATTTACTGAATCAGTTGGCAACTTTGTAACTGATGTTACGATGAAGCCATACGCTGCCGCCAAAGAGATTAAGATTCTCGTGACTGGTCTTAGACCTAACACTAGACATTACTTCTACTTTCAACAGGACGATGTTAATGCTTATATTTATCCTGCAAGTGTAAATGCTACTGTAGTTGGCGCTGGCACAGAGTACAACGTTGCAGATGTAGAGATAAACGGACTTCTTGGTGCAGCCGTACGTACTGACTCTGAAGGAACTTTATCAGCAGTGTTTAATCTACCCGAAGCCACATACTGGGTAGGAGAGAATACGCTAGAGATCACGGACGTTAGTTCATACATTAACATATCTTCAGCTAAAACATCTTACAGTAAGGCAATATATAGAGCATACAACTTCTCAATAGGTAAGTCCGAGCTGAGTACAACTACTCGTACTGTCGATATCGATACAGCTCAGAGTATAGTTCAAAGACAGTTCCAGATACCACAGCCAGTTCAGGATCCTATCGCTCAGACATTCGTTGTACGTGCTTCACAAGCCGGCGGTGCTTCTGTATCGTTTATCAGCAGTCTCGACTTATTCTTTAATAAGAAGTCTGCGACTACTGGAATAACTGTCGAGATCAGAGAAGTTGTTAATGGATATCCTTCTAATACTGTATTACCTTTTGGCAGAAAACACTTGAGATCGAATCAGGTAAACGTATCCACTACTGGTGCTACTGCAACTACAGTCACGTTTAAGAATCCTATTAAGCTTCAGGTAGAGAAAGAATATTCGTTTGTTGTTATTCCTGATCAGAATTCTCCCGACTATCTGATATACACAGCTAAGGTTGGTAACACAGACTTAGCATCAGGAACATCTATCACGAACGATTGGGGCGACGGAGTACTATTCACATCTACAAACGATAGTGCTTGGAAATCTTATCAAGACGAAGATATTAAGTTCACTCTAAAGAGATACCAATTCCAGTCAACAAATGGTAGTGTTGATCTTGAGCCGAACGATGTAGAGTTCTTGACTATATCCGGAACGACTAAAAACTTTGTGAATGATGAATTAGCTTACGTTAAAAAGACTACGCAATATGCCGCTGGAGTAAATGCACGAGCATTGACTATTACTGGTGGTAGCGCATTCGCTATAGGCGACTATGTTCTTATCGAATCAGGAACTAATAAGTTCTTATCAGAAATTGTAGGAGCTACTAATAGTGGAGCAAATCTAACACTCAGAACTCCTTACAATAGTTCAGCGACAACAGCCGCAACAGCATTCTTTGCTATAGCAGGCAGAGTCTCACACTTTAATAGTAGAACAGCAACACGATTGTTCTTACGTAAGAGTTCGGCAACAGCTACTAACTTACTTGCTGCCACTGAGGTTATAACAGGATACACGACTGGTGCTTACGCAACTATTGCAAGTATCGATAGCGAAGAAGTCTCATACTTTCAGCCACAAGTGTTTACTAATAACTCGATTAAGACATCGACTAGCTTGACACTCTATAACGGATCAGCAATTGATAAGACGATCCCATCGAACGGAAACATCTATACAACTAACAATGCAAGAACTCTTAAGAGTAAGAGTAATATTGTTAATGCTAGTCTAAACGATACGCAAGACTTTAAGATTAGAGTTGCTATGAGCAATGCTACATTCCAGTCTGCTTCACCTATCGTTGATGCTGATATATCCATGCTTAATGTATATAAGTATAACATAGCCAACACAGCGGCACTATCGTCTGCTTGGGTAACAAGAGAAGTTGTTCTAGCAGAACAATTAGATGCATCAGGATTGAAAGTACTTCTAAGCGCATTCAGACCTGCTGGCACTTTCGTAGATGTCTATGCTAGATTTGTTTATCCTACAAACGTTGAAGTGCAAAGTGATTGGATTATATTAACTAACTCTAACCTAGATTTATATTCTAATCCTTCTAACACGAAAGATTATAGAGAGTTTGAATATACCTTACCTAGTGAGACTAATGAGTACAGCACTTTTCAATTAAAGATCGTAATGCGCCATGCTACTACGGCAGAGATTAACTCAAATGACCTAACAGTTGTACCAGCGGCAAACCTATTCCCGCACATATACGACTATAGGGCGATTGCACTGACATGAGTACAGATGTAATAGGTTTCACAAGAAAAGATGGCGCCCTAGTTAACCATGACATAGGCGCCTTCAGATCCGCTAAAGCGAGAATGGAACAGAGTAGGGTTATTCAGTCAATGGAAAAGCGTATACATAAGCTAGAGTGTGCAATAGAATCGCTACAACAAACATGTAAAGAGAAAATCAAATGAGCCTAACCTTAACAGCAATTACAAATGAAAACACGTTCGGTATCTGGAAAGATAGAACGAACGAGATGATTACCGGATTCGGTACTGTTATTACTATGGGTGATACTGCTTCAGCAAACACTGGCAATATCGCACTAACAGGCAACGTAACGACCAGCGGCACATTGTTTACAGACACCATAGACGCATTGGGTGCTGGCAACATAATTAACATGAACTCTACCTTAGACGTAAATGGCGATCTAGGAATAAACAAGGCTGGTTCATCTCTATTAAAATTCTACTTGAGTGATGTGCATAAGTGGACAGCATCAGCTACGAGTGCATCGATATTTGAAATTAAAAATGCCGCAGGAACTAGAATATTAAAACTTGACGCAAGTACGGGAGTCAATACCATAACAGGTACCGGACTGACAATTAGTAATGATATTCTGCCCGCATCTATAACTTCAAACATTACTGGTAACTCTGCAACAGCGACAACCTGGGCTGCAGCCCGAACAGTGACATTTGCTGGTGGCGATGTAACAGGAAACTTTAGCATAAATGGATCTGCGGACGTAGGTTCTGTAAACTTGACCGTTGCTGATAATAGTCACAATCATACTGTTGCCAACATCACTAACTTACAGACAACACTTAATGGATATCTACCACTATCAGGTGGAACACTGACTAATCATATAAATGTGACGTATCAAAAGGAAATTAAATTTAACAATGCTGTCAGTCCAACTGCTTATTCCTCTATAAAACACGGTAGCTATTCGTCCAACTCAAATGCATTTGTGATACACTCAGTCGGTAATCATATCGTATCTCTGGGTACAGGATCCAGTAGCTGGTCAATAGTAGACGGTATTACTGCAAAAGTTGTAATAGACAAAAGTAGCGGTAACATCACAACGATTGGCGACATCACAGCATTTGGCACAATCTCTGATATAAGACGTAAAGAAAATATTGTAAAGATTGATAATGCCTTAGATAAGATTTCTAAAGTATCTGGTTACACATATAACTACATCGGTGATGAGACTCCTATGACTGGTGTCATTGCTCAGGAACTTGAAGAAGTTTTACCAGAAGTAGTGTACGAAACAGAAATGGTAGACGGCACATCATCTAAAGCTGTGAGACATGGTAACATAGTCGGACTTCTAATTGAAGCAATTAAAGAACTTAAGGCGGAAGTCGAAGAACTCAAGAAGGATAAGTAGAGATGGCAATTACTGTCTTAGATCCAGATAATAATCCTAATACAAGACCACCAGCTTTAAAGTTCGGAACTACTAGTGACTCTACTGGGTCATCAGGAAATACAAGTTTACGTAAAGAATATCCAACTGAGGTAGGATCAGCATCGCTCAGTGAATACTACAGAGATGGTGGAGTTGTTCCATCATCAATACCATCAACAAATACAACTCCATACATTGCAGAAACGTTAAGAGTGCCAAACATTCATCCACCTGATGAAATTATTAATATTGATATTGGTAATGAAGGCGGACAAGGTGGCAGTGGAAACACAACAATAGTGTTTCAGCCTTCACTTCTTGGCGACCCATTCTACCTTAGACTGCCTGTAGCTAACGTTACGACACTAGGCACAGCTAGATTTATTTGGGGTACAAATATTCAGTTTGATGCGACCAACCAAAACATAATCACTATAATGACAACTCCCGTGGAATACTTAGGCTACGTTTATAAACGATCCCTGCTGGGAGGAGATTATCAGTATACAGATGGTGGAGTCCTTTACTACTATTTTGGAATTGAAAGAAAGCCTGTATCTACACCAGTATCAATCAATGACGGTGTACCAACAAGTGGTTCCATTAGCTTTTCACAGTTATACGGAAGCACGAAAGTTATCAATCAGAACTATACTGTACCTGCATTGAATACAACAACGTTTACAGGCGAAAGAGGCAGAGAGCCAGACGGTTCATTAGGCGCTCAGGTCGGCATAGGAAAAAGGAACTTCTATCCAGGTCCCAGTGGTAATCAAACACCAAACGCTACTCTAAAGATGATCAGTTTCGATATAGGATTTAATGCTAAGATAACGGTTACAGCCTCCAGCGGTAGTGTTCCTATCTATGCATTAGCAGAATATCAGCCAAACTCTGTTGGCGCACTCTATATGAGTATAAGATATCCAGGCTTTAGAGTAATTGGTCCTAATGGAGGAGTAGTGTTACAAAGCTTCAACGCTGGCGATAGTCTGGGCCAAATCAACAGGACTGCAATAAATAGTTCTATTGCTACAGCGAGTGTTGATAACCTAACGCAAAGAGGTACATATTATTTTGAGTTTTGCGCTCAGATTTTCCACCGATGGCAAGGCCCAGAGCGGCTACACAACAACGGAATAACTTGGACTACACCACAGTTTGAGATAAAGGTAGAGACAACTTAATATCCGTCTAGTGATAAGTATAAATAAAGACAGATGATAAACATTAAAGGCAACAGAAGATGACCATAAAATTTACTGGATTAAGCGCAATCAATGCCGCAGGTGTAGCTGATGCGGATCTGTTTATACTTACGGACAGTTCAGAAGTAGCATCCAAGAAAATTACCTTCAGCGATCTAAAGACAGCAGTCTTACCTGCTAGTACTTTTAGTTCTTCTGGCACAAACATTCCATTAATCATTGCTGGAATAAACGCATATCAAGGTGCATCTACCAACGGACTAAATGCTGGTAAGTTATACTACATCGATGGAACAGAATCTAGTAGTGCTGACAACTACAAAAGTCCAGGATACTTTCTAAATTATGCCAAACTTTCTGGCGCACCAACTATTCCTACTGATGTAAAAGTCCTTGCTAACACTGGAAACTTTTTAAGATACGATTCAACTAGTCAGGGAATCCAGTATAACACTGGCGCTAATATATCTGGCACTACAGTTGCAATGTCAACTAGTAATTTACCAGAAGGTACTAATCAATATTACACAGAGGTTAGAGCCAAAGCAAGTATAGTTGCTAACTTCGCAGATCAGTTCAATCAATATAACAGCACATTCGATAAGGGTGATGTTAGGGATAGTCTTGACGCACAAGCGATGACCTTCTTAACTTCAGGAACTTATGGTCAAGTAACTGACGGGCAAACACAGTCGAAGACTTTACGAGTTACAAACACAGCACTTAAAGCCAACTTTGCTGTTGGACAAATACTCAGAGTATATGGTGCATCAGCAATTCATGATGCAGGTTCTATCACATCAACGTTCGCAGTTGTGCCTACAGGATTCTCAACAACAGACGCTTCCCGTAAGGGCGGTACACCAGCTCTTGTAGAATATAGCTATAAGATTGCGGAATTTGACATAGTGACTGGCGACATTTCTGCTCCTACAGCGGCAATCTCTACAAGTGTAGGTGTTCCATCCTCCTCTGGAGCAAGTACTCAAGCAGATGCATTTAATTCATCAGTATTCATCAAACTACAATTCTCTAGTGTGCCAGCAGATAAAGGACTAGCAGTCTTCAGACGCATCGGAGGCTCAGGAGACTATAAACTTACTGTCGTTCTTGGAAGAAAAGAAATCGATGCCGCGGCATGGATAGACTATCAGTCATTCGATTACACATCGTGGTCTGGAAAGAACATCGTTGATAATACTTACACAGCAATCACACACTTTCCGTTAACAGCACATAGTGCCGCTAGACGTGGCTGGGTCGATAAGACGATCATGGCTATCACTGATAATGCGGCTAGTTTCGACCTGACATTAGATGACTGGTGCTTCATTAACACTGGCACAGTTCAAGTGTCACATAACGATACGCAACTTATTCAATCTGCTATCAACTCTAATTCTGCTGTAGGCAAAAAGAGTATCATACTTAACGCTAAGACTTATAACACTGGGCAGATTATTTTGCCGAGTAACTTTGGCCTAGTAGGAACATCTTATATTACTAAGATGAAGAAGTTGGCATGGACAGGTGGCGAAGTATTAAATTCCAAATTCATTACGATTAAAGCCAACACAGTAGCAACATCGCAATCAATAGTGGGCATCGATATCGAAGGCAACGCTTCTAATCAAATCCTATTCTCAGACTCAACCACAAAGAATGTTAACTACTTACTAGACTTTGGTACTAACTGCGAATCTCTATTGCTAGATCGAGTAAGAATTACTAACGCTCCAGCTGGTGGAATATGGGCAACTAATCCTATAGAACTTAAGATCAACACGAGTGAGATCATAAACAGTGGTGTTTCTGATAGATACAATTACTCACCTCTTATCGCTGATAGCGGTTCAGATACTATGATCATAGGTAATAGGTTTCAGAACTATACAGATTTCCTAGATACGTCTGTGACTAACAAAGGAATTGTTGCTAACAACGTTATCGACAATTGCGGTAGTGGTCTATTCGTATACGGCTCAGTGTTCTTCGTATCTTCACCTAACGTATTGATGGGACCTGCACAAGAGTTCTTACCTACTCCAGACATTCTTAATTCTGAATATGATCTCATCAACTTAGATTTGAGTTCTGCCAATGGATCAAGTTCAGCATTCAATAGTCCTATTCATGTTTATCAAGAAAACGGAGCAGCCTTTGATCTGTCTGTTACAGCGGGTTCAATAAACACTGTAGAGTATAGAGCGTTTTATCTATCTAAAGCAGCCGCTGGTGTTGAAGAAGTTTATGGAACAAGCACTGTATCAGGAAGTTTTGTTATAGGTAAAAGATATACTATTCTAACTCTAGGCAACACATCTCAGGCTCAGTGGACAGCAGCCGCAGTGGGCAGCCAAGACACATGGTCAGTCGGTGATGATTTCATTGCGGGTACAGTAGGAGCTTCATCTACTGGCACAGCAACTAGTGGCGGAGTTGACACAATAACAATTAACGACAGACCTGGAGATGCAAATAGGGCTCTAGGACAATTCGCATTCACACTTCCTGCCGCACAAGTTCAGGCAATTAAGACTGCTAACGGAGCAAACTCTTATACAACTCTACTGGCAGCTAATGCAAATCACGTAGGAATTGGTTGGACAGCATCACTTAGAACAGAAGTGACGGCAGCCACAATATCAGGAACTCCAGTGTGGAAAGTTGATAATACAGCTAACACTTTGACTCCAGGTAACGCAGGTGTTAACCCAACATATACAATCACAGCAACAGGTCTAAAGTATCTATCTATCAATCAGAAAGTTCGATTTAGTGGACACACAGGTTTCAGTAACGGTGGCAACATTAACGTAGGTATCGTAAGAACAATAACAACCACAGGAGGGACATCGGTGATACAAGTACAATTCATTGGAGCAGACGGTGGAACAAACCAAGCTAGCCCCACATCATTAAATGCTGGTACTGGCGGTAAGCTAAATATAATCGATACCTTTGTGATGGCACAAGGAAGGATAATCTAATATGTCAAGTATAACAAACGTAAATAATAATGCCAGTGTAGTCAACGTAGGCCGTACAACTCCAGTATCTCCAGGAGTTCAACCAGCCGCTAAGTCTATTCCGGTAGTAATTGCTTCTGACCAAAAAGCGATTCCAGTCGAGGAACAAAATAAAGTTCAATCGGAAGTAGCACTATCGCTTCTTGGTATTCCTCGTGCAGAAGTTGCCTTAGGCATCTTCGCAGATGTTAACACATATGATGTTAACCCGACAGAGTGGTCATCTAATCCACAGTACCACGTTACTGGGCATGGCATCAAACACCTTCCCAATGAAGCTGGTGCATTAGTAGAAGCTCCTCGAAATAAAACAGCAGTACTCACATCTAAGCGTTTCTTTAGATATCAGCCTGGTCGTGTATCGGCCGCAACATTCGGTGTCAAGAGTACCAAAGGTGTAGCTAACTTCTCACAGAATCCATCTATTCGCAAGTTTGGAATCTACGACAACTTTGATGGATACTTCTGGGAAACTAGAAACGATTCACAAGAAGATAACTTCTCAGTAGTAAGACGCTCACAATCTATGATCAAAGCGCCTACGTCTCCAACTGGTATTGTTGGTCAACCACTTAAGGGTGGAGCGGCAGCAGGCACAGTAGGTGCAACTCAGAATGATGATTACAGAATCATCGGTCAGGGTCAGAAAGAGACGGTTGTCGAAAGCACATTATTAACTAAAGATAGAGCGTTACTGACTAAGGTACGTTTTGATATTGTCAACTCAGCACTTGCTACAGTTGCAACCGCATATAACACTACAGGATCAGTATCAGTTACTCCTCCTGGTGCTGGCACTACTGTAAGCGGATACTCTATCGCTAATGGAGCATACACAGCTACTGGTGCCTTCTACGCAGATTTGGCATTAGCTATCAATGCTTCAACTAACGCACCTGATATTACTGCCCATCAAGTTGAGATAAAATGTAAGCGTGATTTGGATTACTGGATTGACGTATACCTAATGGACATGGAATATGGCGGCACTAAGCACACTGAGATCAACGTGTGTAACTATGCTTCTGGAATATTCCCACAGATTGCTACATTTGAAAAAGCAATGCACTTACAGTTGAACACCTTACTTGTTACTCAAGGTGCTCTCATGGCTGCCCTAACAACCGCAGGTGACACTAAGTTAACTGCTCTCGTTGCTATCACTAATACTGCATTCAATAGAAACAATGGACAAGCAATTCTCGTTCCCACACTATCTGCCGCTACTGGATATGGCAACAGAAGTAAGATAGAAACAATATTCGCTGTTAAGTATCATTACTGGGCATACCTAGTGTCTGCTGCCACAGCGGCAAACGTAGCAATTACATACACAGTTCCAGCTGGTGGATTGAGTTCGGGTCTTACTGCTATCGATATCAAATACAAGTGTCAACGAGACGTTGGATATATTATCGATGGATATAAGAACGACATAGCGGGTGGAGGTGATGCTGAAACCAAATATAACATGACCATGTATTATAAAAATGGTCGACCAGCTAGTTCTGAGAATTTTACAGGCATGTCTATCTATTCGCAAACAGCCGGTGGTCTATTATCAGAGATCGAAAGGCATACCCATCTTAAAGCTAAGATATTGGCTGACATGACGGGTTCATTTGGTTACACAACGGGTAGTGCAGAATACAAGAAGGTTATAGTTCTCGCAGATAAAGTCATAGCAAACTTCTCTATTGAGAATCAGAATAGCATGGACATCGGAACTAAAGGCTTTGCAGGTAACTTAGTAACTCTACGTGATGGACTTATCGTAACTCATGCCGCTGTATATGATCCAACTTTACTTAAGACTGCTAAAAGCATAGTCACGGTCGCAATCGGATCAAATGCCGCTGCCAATATAGGTACTCCAAACTCATTCAAGTTATCTGAAGGTCACGTGACATTCGGACAGCATGTCAGAGTTAAGACTTGGGCAAACGTTGCTTCAGTTGCTACTATAGGCACTGTTGCTCCTGGTACAGTATATCAAGTTGTAAAAGTGTTTGGTCCTAAGGGTAACGAGTTCACATTAAAATCTGAAGCTGGTGTAGCACAGACATTCACAGTCGCACAAGTAACTGCCGCAGGTACTTTGTATCTAGAGACAGTAGTTCCATTCATCTTTCCTACAGTTTATAATCCTGTAGCGAATGGATATTGGGATGACTTCACTCCTGCATTGACTGCCGTTACAGACATAAAATTCCCACGTGGAATGGTATTCCCTTACATGTACGCCGCCGATAACAATCTACTAAGTAGTGATGCTGTCGCAAGTACACGAGTTGGCTATATCAATACAGCGTTGGATATATCCACAGCAGTTAACTTAAATACTGTCTGCACACAAATCGACAGCGTAAACTTTGTTCCTGAATACATTAACTGGATCAAGAACAACGTAAAGCCTGAGTTCTACGGAGTCTATGACTATCGTGTTCCACGCTCACGCTTCAGCCATGACACACTAGACGGTAAGACTGCACTTAGTGGAAACTCTAAGCAAAGACTTTACAGTGACCTTGCAACTGGCGAAAGCGGTACTGCAAGACCTGGCGAAATATATGAGATTGATGAAGTAACACAATTTGCTGATAGTTTATACGCATTCGACTTCACTAAAGTTACCATGCTTAAGATTGAATTCTCTTGGTACGGTGCTGTTGGTGCACTATTCTTAGCATATGTTCCAGTCGCAAATGGCGAAGCACGTTGGGTACGAGTACATCACCTACGAGCCTCTAACCAATTGAAGATCGCATCTCTAGGTAATGCAACACTTCCTATCACGTACACAACATATGGTGGAGGTGATCAATACTCTCTAGGTGATGGCGAAGACGCTAACTTCACTGACAGGGGTTACGGAGCAGACGCACACTCTATTGTCAAATATGGTGCTTCATACTATATCGATGGTGGAGATAGAGGTACTGTTCGTCTATACAGTCACAATAACGAAGACACTGCTGATGCTTATGGTAAGCAATGGACTATTAAGAACGGTAGTTATGTATCAAGTGGTAATAAAATTGCAATCAACTCTACATCACTTGAGGCAGGTAATCCTAACACTTCAGTCGATGCTAGATTCTTTATGGGCGCAAGGGTCAAGACTTCTAACAGAACAGATCAGAATATTAAGATAGTCTGGGCAGACGCTACTCACGCCTACTTATCATCTGTACCTACTTCTACCACTGGCATTAAGTTGCTAGTAGATCGTGCAAACTCTACTTTCGGTCTAGAGACTAAGAAAGTAATTCTAAGCACGAGAGAGTCTAATGCTGTACGTAACAGAGTTCAGGTTTATCCTACTAAGTTATCAGCATCTAACTTGGGTAATAATCCAGTAAGAATGCGCTTTAAGAAAACTCCTACTTTCCAGACCGATGTAGTATATTCGGGCACACTAACACTTGATGCCGCATACACTATTACGGCAGCCAATCTTCCATTAAGTTCAGTCGGAGTTACACAGAGTTCAGCTCCTTTCTCTGATAACGCTGATAGTGTATTCGGTTGGTTCCAAGCATTAGTTGGAGTTGATAACATCACAGTGTTTGGTAGACTATACAAAGAAGCAGACGAATACTATTTCGAATTGCTCGAATCGTTTAACGGTGACGTAATCCTAAAAGCTGGAGTATTCTTGCCAGACTTGAGATTCGAAGCAGACGGTGACACTATCGCACAAGCAACAGTAACTAAAGTAACTTCGGAAAAAGAAGGATTAAGTTCAGTCAAAATCGCAAGCAATACAGTTGTTCCAATTCCTGGAACTGGTGTAAACGTAGCGACTATATACTTACAGGCGGGAACAGAACAACTCGACCTAAGTCCTTACTTTGATTATAATAAAGAATATCTATCATTCCCGCTTACTAACCAAGCAGATAGTCTTTATTTTGCTGTAGACTCTGATACATCAGCAGGAGATTCGCCAGATCAAGTAAGTTTGGGTTGTACGTGGGAAGAACAGTAACTCATGCCAAAGCAGATAAAACTTGGACTGGATAAAGTACCTGCTCCAGTAACGAAGCAGTTTGTACAGCTAATAGACATCGAAGGCAATAAGCTTTTCGATGCCGCTGGCAATCCAGTAATCACCGAAGAAGAAGCTGTTCTAGGGTCGTTTGCGACCTCAGCTGGCTCTACTTCGGTGTACGCTAACAACAGAGACAACAATCCAATAATTAGCGTTCCTATCGCAGAACAATTTTCTGAGACATCAGAAGTCAGTAGTTCTCTATTAGGTGTTCCAAGAGCAGAGGAACAACTCAGCTTATTCTCAGACGTTTCAACATACGGATTAGATGAAGATAACTGGAACTTCTACACGTTCTCTAATGCTACCTATCCGACCGAATGGTACAATAAAGAAAATCCAGTTTATGGAAATAGATCCAACCCAACATTCAATGAGGGCTCAGAAGAGCAAGCATTATATCTAAGATCGTATCCTAGTCAGTACACCTTCCCCGGCAGTACATTAGCAGAAAACAGTAGTGCTCCCTCAGAAACAATGAAGAACTATATGCAGTTCATTGCTATGGGAACTTGGCTATATGAGATATTCTACACAGTGAATCCTGTATTTGCTAAGTATAATTTTTTAAATCCAAATATCTACATAGTTAATTCCAGTAACGTTAAGGTTGATACTACGACACGAGGTCTATTCGACACAGGCGCATTAGTGTTTGGTGGTGATGGATCATTCTTCGATGTCGAGTATGGTACGGATATACAAGATTCATTTAATCAAATCGAAAGATGGACGTATCTCTATAATAGAATCGTTGACGGAGATGCAGTATTTCCACTAATAACAAATGCACCCACACCAGACTTCACTTTAACCGCAGAGTATGCCGCAGTACGTAGTTTTCTATCTAGCAGGGCACGACCAGGCGGATCTTCTACGGCAGAGAATTTCGCAATACTACAGAGTCAGAAAACTTTCAGATATCAGCCAGGTAGAGCGAGTGGATTTACATTCGGAGTAAGACAACAAACAGACACCTCATCTAATGCAAACTTCATCGAATGGGGTTGCTCAAACGACACAGACGAATATATGTTCCAGCTACGTGGATCAGAATTCAATATAATTAGACGAAGCACTATACAGATGCCTGATGCTCTTTTAGTTCGACAAGGACTAGAAGCAACTGATCAAGGATCATCGCCAGTCTCAGCTAAAGGCGTTACTGCTGGAGAACCTCTCTGGGAAACAATAATACCTAGAACCAAGTTTAACGGCGACAGCATGTTAGGCAGTGGCAAATCTGGATACATACTTTCGTTTGAAGATGTGACAATGTACAAGATCGAGTTCTCTTGGTACGGTGCGATTGGTGCTAAATTCTACGCATATGCTCCTGCCGCCGTTGGAGAAGCACGTTGGATATTGATGCACACATTCGTTATTGAGAACGGACTAGGCAAGCCAGTATTAAACAATCCAGATTTCAAGTTCAAATATTTACTATATGCCGCTAACACAGCCACACTCAAGTACCCTATCTACCTATACAAGTACGGTAGTAGCTACTACGTTGACGGTGGTGACGAAGGAACGATCAATCTAACAAGTGTCACGGCAGACAGTAAACAGTTCACAACTAGAACTCCTATTATAGGAATATTGCCTAAACAGGAGATACGCAACACGGACGGTATAGGACTGGCTAACTTTAAGAAGGCTTATCCTTCAACGCTGTCGGTCACAAGTGATTTAGCCGCTAGAGTTGATATCGAATCTGTTGTAGGATCTCCAGATGGCGCACACTATTCATTCTCTCCATCTCTTCATAATGGCACACACGCTTTATCTAGAACTCTAGATTTCCAATTCAATGGCACTAATGGACAAGTTTTAGATATCAAAAATGGTGGAGCATTAAACCTAGCAGATGATAATGGTAAGATAATTGCAGACGGAATATATAACGCATACGTTGACTACGATTATATAGCCAGTCATGACTCTACAAGCATACGAAGAAAGGATCGAACATACAACCTAACTGCTCCTGGTCCTGCAAGTGCTATTAGTAAATCCACTAAGTTGAATGGTACCGTTATAGACACGTCCGACGCTACTGCAAATAGCTTCACTGGTAAGGTCACCAACTTCCATAGTGTGGCAGCATCTACTGTACCTATACAATCAAATAACTTCAAAATACATTTTTTGAATCCATCAAGTAGAGCGGCAGGGTATCCGTATCACTTTACAGATTTTGCAATTTGCATAGGCACTAATCTACCAACAAGAGATGGAACAGATAGCAATAAATTAAAATACACTAAAGAAAATGGCGATCTAGATGTCTTCAGTTTCTCTGATGTAGTATCAATACAAGGATCACAGACAGGCACCAGTATTGACTATTCTACTAAAGCTGAACGTTACGAATGGGATCCAGCTTTCGGTAATAGATTTAGTGTAGATACTAGATTACCTGCACCTGGTGGCGCAGACACCGGTTCAATAAATTCAGTCAAAGGCGAAGTCAGGGTAACTACTTATCCCGTATCTTCAATCGAAGCAGGTGGAAGTGGATATGGCGGACAATTTAAACTGACATTTACTGGAGGGGCACCACCGATCGCTTTGTTCCCCGTAGACGCTAGTGGCGCTATTGTGGCAAATGCCGCAGAAGTTGGTACAGATGGAGTAGGACTAGGAATATTTTATACATCTCTTCCTCAGACAGTAGACGGTGTTACCTTTGTCTACGTTAATCAGAATCCATCAACATTTGGTGGCTCAAGAACAATCATAGGTGGTAGCGGAACAGGCGTACAGACTAAGACTATAAAATTAACTGATGACTGGCAACTAGATCCAGTCAAATTTACAAATGCTCTTTTCTCAGTAGAAAAAGCTGTCAAGTTTAACAGCCAGCCGTTATATCTAACGTTTGCTATGCATGATGATTGCAAGATCAATAATATAATGGTTGAAGAGATAACTGAAGATAACGTTCAAGTCAAGACTCCCTCATTTATTAAGGGAGATGAATGTCCTAATCTCGCAGTAGTGGCAAGTGGTGGATCTAGTGCCGTATTATCTCCTGCGGCTTTCAATACAGACGATAGACAGTCTAGTATCAGATTCGATACGCAGACGTTGAACCCACTTCGCACTGGAACAATAATATATTCGTTCTTTATTGCGGCTAATAAGCCAGAGCAGTTTGACTTATCCAATATATTCGGAAGAGATAGGAAAGGTATAGCTAGAGGTCTACTAAATAATAGTGCAGTGTTCTTAACCGCATCAGCGGTTGATGGAAGTTCTGTAGGTAATATTGAAATGACGCTCACGGCGAAGGAACAATAATGGCTATTTTTAGAGGCTTAAACGTACAGAAAGCGGCGAACGATGTTGACAGTAAGTCAGAAGCACTCATCAATTTAGGTCTAGATCAGAGAGACTTGAAGATAATAAGCGGTCTCAAAGCTGTTGGTGTTACGACAAATGAATTACACACACTAGCGGGATTAGTAGAAGATCAGAAGAAGCAATTATATTCTTTAGGTGAATCATCTGAAGGAATTGCTGGAATACTAGTAAACTTTAGAGACATCCAACAGCCCCTACAGTTTAACTTAGAATACGATGCTCAAATAAGGGCAGCGGCAATCAAGTACAACTTTTTAGATTTCGCAACAAATACTGTGAAGAGTGCTGACATATCAACATCACGTGTGTCATCTTGGTCTACAATAGGCTCATCTATTATGTATGGAGGTGAGGTCAAAGTAACGGGTAATAAGATCCAGCTATCGTCCTTATCGACATCTAATGCGCCTGTTGCTAAATTATTCAGATCAGAAGTTCCCACGCATACTGTCACTATAGCATTTAATGGTACAAACCAGACAGTTTTGGCAATGAAGGGTATACCGATGGAACTCACAGGGTTCTTTCGTAACGCAGACCTATATCATGCAGTAAACTCAGTCACAGATACACATCCAAATTCTGGAGTAGCAAATTCTGTAGTACCTCCTACTTGGAGAATAATTAACAACGACAACGGACAGAATTATAACTCGGGCGATAACACTACAGCTAATCCTGGTGGTCTTGGAGCAGGCACACTTGGTAGTCCTGCCGCATATTACTTTAGAGATAGTTCTGCTAGATCGAGGACTGTACAATTCTATTACAACCCAGCAAATATTCTGGAACTAAGAACTGCAGCCATCAACTTAACAGAATGGACAACATCCTCATTACCAGCACTAAGGCGATTGGACATATCGAATAATGATCTATACGTGCTTCCAAGCTTTAGAGGTAATGCTAGTAGTAAAGATGGGGCTTTAACTCCTGGTAACCTAGCTCCAATTCTTGAGACTTTAAACATATCTTCTAATAACCTCTCAAGAGCAGTGGATGCTAGTAATAATCAGATAGTCGCAACTCATCAGTTGAACACTCTTCCTACAACGCTTACAAGTATCACCATGTCTGGCGTATTCAGCGATTCTACTGCGATTGATTTATTAGACTATACAGAATTAACATATTTAGATATGGGATCATACTACTCACGTAATGCCCAGAGACGGATGACAGGAGGCGTTATATCGCCTCAGACTTTTGCCAGCGGTACCAAAGGTGTATCGCAATATCGGCTATACAATCAGCCGTTCACGCAACTAGCTACGGGTGTATGCAACAGTCCTAATTTAACATATTTGTACTTCCCTTGGTGTGGCATAGTCGCAAAGCAAGGTGGCGGTGATATAACTATTCCTAATGCAACTAACTTGGGAGAATTCATATCTTACGGTAACGGACATAATTTCGTTGACTTGTCTAGTAAAGCATCACTGAGTAATTACATACATGCATACTCAAGTCTTCCATCTGGAAAGAGATCGATTGTTGGTAAAGTCGTTGGATGTTCTTCACTATCTCAATTATATTGCTACGCATCTAATGTTGAAGTTAATATGACATCGAACCCTACTGTATTCCAGAGCCTACCTTCTCTCACCACTTTAGAACTAAGGCATACTGGAGTCACGGGAAGATTAGACGATGTTAGCTTCACTAATACTACAGCACTACAGCACATAAGATTTGCTGGTGGTTCTATAGCAGGCGCAGACTTCTTTGGCACACAAGACTCTAAAGATAATAATAGCGGTAATGGAGAAGTGTTTAAATTATTAACAGACCTGAGATGGGTCTATGTCTATAGTGCTACGGGCACAACAGGCGATCTTCCAGACTTTGGTAACTGTAGCGCCCTATCCGGTCTATATCTACACGGCACTGGCTTAACTGGAAGTATTACATCTTTCTCGGTTAATCCTTCTTTGTACTATTTAAGACTGAGCAATAACAACTTCTCAGGTAGTGTACCTGCATTCACTGGAAACGGACTTCAATACATATTCATGTATTCTAATGGCTTTGCTGGACAAGTGCCAAAACTAACTACTCCATTCTTGTATGAACTACAGTTACATTATAACTCATTAACGGGAAATGTTCCTGATCTATCTGGTTGCACTAGACTTCGACAGCTATATCTAAATAACAATAGCATTTCTGGTTATATAGAAGGAAGCTTACGGTATAATACGACTATATCTATTATAGACTTAAGTAACAACAGCCTATCGTCCGCAACTGGACCAAAAATAATCAGTGATCTATTCGAGAACTACACGTTGAATCCTAGAAGTGGCGTTTCAGTCAACTTGCTAGGTAATTCCACAACTGGACTTACTAGAGATTCTATAATCAACGACGGTACAGACGGAGACAATAGCACAGCTAATAAGTTGAGCTTTTTGGAAAACTTCTGGACTATTCTAGTATAAGGAAAAAGATATGGCGCAAGGATTTGTAAGAGACTTAAACTTCCAAGAAAGTGATACAGGTGCTTTAGACAGAGGCATCTTAGATAATTTAGGAGGCATAGACATAACTAATGATCTATTACTCTTCGATGGTAATACCAAATTCAGGGCTAAACTTCTTGCCGCTGACTATAGTGTCGCAAATAACATCGTCACAGTAACGGGCGAAGGTAAAGTTGCATTCTCGGATGGCACAAAACTATCTCTAACAGCCAATCCTAACACATTTAATCACACAGTCTTCAACTCTAATGGAGTAGACAAGTTTCAGGTTAAGAATTCTAGTAACTCTACAATAACTCCTTCTGGAATACTTCGCAGAAATGATACAGTAACAGGAATAAACTTAGGCAATCTAAGTGTTAAGAGATTGCAGACCAGTTCTGCATCAACCTCTGGTGTTAGCGCAGATGCCGACTCTGGTGGTGACGTATTTAATCAATTTACCATTAACTCCCAAGTTGCTTATATAGAATCGCAGATAGGACTTTTCTATTATAAGAGAGGAAGAATTCCTAGAAACTATGAGTTAAGTACGTTTAGTCAGAAAATTAATTTTGAAGGATCATTGACTATAAAAGATAGCGCCGCTACTGGATCCTCTACACCAACTAATAGCACACCAGGCCTTTTCATCGTAGATGCTAATGCACCCGATACTGTACCAGTTCGTGCATTCAGTGATTCGTCTAATCCGTGGTCAGAAGTAACAAATGCTCTACATACGGATGAAGATAATGCTGTAGCTAACGTTTTAAACTTTTCTCCTGCAGGATCATACGCTGGTGACACACCTAATATAGAAAGTGTTAATGCCGCCGGTTCTGGTGTGACACTACTAGTGACTACCAACACGGCAGTATCCGCTGCCACAAAAAAGCTAGCCGTTCAGATTAACGGCGAGCCTTTCTTTTTACTACTAGCTCCTTAATCTTTTACTAATACCTTGTAACTAGTTCCCCCATAAGATATCGGGAAATATTTGGCAGCAGTCGTTGGCGCAGAAATCGCTGATATGTTACCACTCGGTACAGTCAATGTTAGAGATCCAAAAGATAACCCCTCAACTTCTAAATTAGCCTTAGAGGGTGGCGTAGCAAGACCCAAGGCTGTACCAGCAAATGGCGGTGCAGTGTTCAGAGGAATAATACAGAACTCTTTATTCACTGAGCCAGGATTACTGGATATGAAGACCACTGTCGCTGCCGCATTTAATGGAGCAGTTAAAGCTGAACTGAGCGTGATTGTTTTAGTGGCCACATTGATGGCAGTAACTGTTACTCCGGTTGCTATTGATCCAGCATACTGAGCATAATGACCAGTCGCTATACCATCAACACTGGTTAGAGTTACGAGCGTAGCTCCTGAAGCACTTGTACTAGCTACTTCTTTACCATACACTCCTCCACACTGAAGAACAACAGACTTATCTTCTAAGCCTCTACTAGCATAGATTGCGGCTATACTATTACCGCTGTTCAATGAAGTGCTATTACTTAAGTAATCCTGAACAGTAATGTTATTCTGAGTTGCACTAACTATTGTGGACGATAACACCCGCATTGCTTGAGTGCCGGCACTACCGTTAGGTTCCATGCCGAAAAGTAGATGATCTCCATAAACTCTGTTGGGCGAAACTGGAGCACCAGCTATCTGAAACAATGATCCAGTCGTTGCTTGGCTAGAACTCAGTCTATAGAGTCCCAATAAACCTTCATTCTTCCATATCATAGCACTAAACGTGCCAGCTACAGCAGTACTAGAGTCAGTTTCTATTGTATCCTTTACATAGGCGTTAACACCATCTATCTGTAGTATCTGATAAGTGTAGTACACATTTGTCGCTTTCTCGAATACTATCCAATCTCCTACTTTACAGCCAGTCCAGTTAGCGGCAGAAATTTTACCAAAAGTATCTGAGACGGTTACAGTCTTCATAGTAACCGTAGTGGCACTACCGGACACAGACACAAGCTTATTACTAAGAAGTGTCGGTGGAATATAAGGAGCTGATAGTGTGTTATTCACTCTAATAGGAAAAGATGATGTCTGATTCAAAGCGCCCGCTTTATTGTCATCGAAATATTTGTATGTGTATGGACCAAATACTTGATTCCTATCGAATGTTGAGTAAAGGAAATTAAATGGCAGTCTCTGACTATTATTAGTAGCTTCACCAAAACGCTTAGTTCTATAGTTCGTGTTATTACCTGGATCTGGATACCAAAGTGTGTATCTCACTTTCAGTCTGTTGCCTAATTTTTGAGGAGTGAATACGATAGGAGTTTCAATTATTGTTTGACCCAGCGTAAATGAGAATGTTGCACTGGTTCCAGTTATTACACCAGAAACTACACAGGTTTTGTTAACGGTATCCACAGATTGTACTACATAACTTGCATTACCATTAACTAGCATTTCCTTACATACATATGTTGCTTTGATAGCCACACCACCAGAAACTCCAGAAGCCAAGTTTATAGTAGTATTAGTGCCATCATTCGACATACTTAGACTGGTCATCGCAACACTATTCGCATAAATACTTTTAACAGTGGTAAAGTTATCAGAACCGGAGGCATCAACGACATCTTCTTCTATGATAAATAGACCAGTAGAGTCCCATATTTGATTATAGACACCAGACAGATATCCAGTCCACTGAATAAGACCGTAAGTGTTAGGAAGAGAAGGATGTAGTTTAGCGGAGAATTCGAAAACTCCGTCGTTCCAGAAGTCAACAGGAAAAATCATATCAACATAATCTTGATTTAAAGCTGTTGAAAATAAATTATTTCCTAGAGAGGCTATAGCACTCGTAGTTGATCCACCAGTCGTTGCGGCAGTTGGGGTAGCTTTGATTCGATCAGAAGGAACGAAACGTGCTATAGGTCCATCACCGCCTTCTATCCAGGGCGGATTGCCTAAGACAGATTTGAAGTTACTGATATTATCTTGTAGAGTTCGCCTAGGCTGAATCTCTAATGTAGTATTAGCAAGAGAGGTAAACGTGACTAAACTATCGTTCAATGCGGCTAAGTCAGTTGATTGTCCATCAGCGTTCACGCTGTCTGCTAGTCCAGTGTTTCTAAGCCCTTTTGTAGCGGATATATCGTCTACAGTGAAGCCACTAGCCGCACCATTTTCGTCTAGTGCTGCCGATATATTATCAAGCACATTAGATAGGGCGGAATCGGGATTGGTTAGATCCTTTAAATTTTTGTCTGCTCTCAGACCGAACTTTAGGTATTTTGTTGACATTTTGAATCCAGTGTTGTTAAATGGGTCGTTATCATTATTTATAAATACATGTAGCATAGACTAGGGAAAAAACATGGCAATTAAAGCAAATATTATAATCGATCAAGGGACCGATTTCTCTGCTCTTGTTGATGTATCAACGTCAACAAACACTGTATATGACCTAACGGGTTATTCAGTGGCGGGTCAGATGAGAAAAAATTACGCCTCGAGTAGTGCAACGACATTCGGTTGTTCGCATAACGGAGCATTAGGACAGATATCAATGACTTTGACTAAGACTGTAACTACTGCCTTAGAACCGGGCAGATACTTATATGATATCGAAATAACTTCCGCTGGTGGGGCAGTCACACGTGTTGTACAAGGCACGTCTACTGTAACTCCTGGTATGACAAGGGTTTAATGATATGCCGATTAATCAGAATATAAAAGCAAAATTAACACCTAACCAGAATCTTCTGGTTACTAATTATCAAATTAACGCTGCCACTATTAGATTAGGTGATCTATTTAATGTTGACGCCACAGGTCAGACTGATGGAGCAGTTATTGTGTATAACGCTACGACAGCAAAATGGGTAGCTACCACACAAGTGGAAAATATAAATACAACTATAAACGGAGGCAACTTTTAAATGTCTATAATCAAGATCAAAAGATCCAGTGGTGTTGCCGCACCAAGCGCACTCGCATTAGGCGAATTCGGTTACACATACGGCACTGGAACACAAGCAAATGGCGGTGATAGACTTTACTTAGGTACAAGTGGAGAATCAGGTGGCGTTGCAAACGCAATTGATATTATTGGTGGTAAGTACTTTACCTCAAAACTAGATCATGCACTTGGAACACTTACTGCATCCTCAGCTATCATTACAGATGCCAACAATAAGATCGATATTCTTAATGTTGACAATCTAACGCTCAATCTAAACACCATAAGCTCCACAAACACTAACGGTAATATCATAATCGATCCCGTTGGTACTGGTAAAATTCAACTAGATGGACCAGTAGAGTTCTCATCTACGACACAATTACTTGGGTTGGTAAATGCCAACGGCGGTATTGCTGTTGATACGGATAAGTTCACAGTAGCAGGAGACGGTACTGGTAATACAACAATCGCAGGCACGTTAGGCGTTGCAGGCGAGACAACACTAGCTTCTGCAATAGTCAGTGACCTTACTAATAATCGCATTGTAATCGCTGGCACATCTGGCGCAATCGAAGACAGTAGCAACTTAACATATGACGGTACGACATTCACAGCAACCTCAGCCACACAACTTACTGGCGTAGCTACTGTAACAGGTCAATTGAATGTAGACAATATTCGTGTTGATGCTAATACTATATCTTCAACTAATACTAATGGCAATATTGTATTAGATCCAGTTGGTACTGGATATGTCACAGTCACTGGAACTAATGCATTAGTTATTCCTTCTGGTACTAATGCTCAACGAGCACCGAATACGACTGGAGCAATTCGCTTTAACACAAATAACACACAGTTCGAAGGATACACTGGATCGAACTGGTCGTCTTTAGGTGGAGTAAGATCAGTTGACGGGTTTACATTCATTCTCGCTGAATCATCTCCTGCCGCTTCTGATGACGTTCTACACTTCTATGCAAGTAATGCCGCTAATAATGCCGCAGTAGAAGTCTCTCAGTTAGACATCGTATCGCAAAGATTACTACAAACGACAACTTCAACTAGTAACACGACAGGCGCATTAACAGTTGCCGGTGGTGTAGGTATCGCTGAAAACTTAAACGTTGGTGGAGACACAATATTTACTGGAGACTTACTAGTCAAAGGTGGTGATGTAACTACTAACCAAACTACTTTCAATCTACTCAACACTAATGCTACTACAATTAATGCATTTGGTGCAGGTACTAATATCGGAATTGGTACAGGCGGAGTTGCAGGTGGTGACACTAACATCGGACACGATCTAACAGTTGTTGGTAATCTAGATGTCGGTGGAGGAAACTTCACAGTAGCAGCCTCATCGGGTAATGTCGAAATGGCTGGCAATATGATTGTCGGCGGTAACTTGACAGTCAACGGCACTAGAACTGTTGTTAATGTCGATACGTTAGATGTCGAAGATGCAATGATCAGACTTGCTAATGGCAACACATCAGATGCAGTCGATATTGGTTTCATAGGTAGATTCAATGATGGTGCTGATAAATTAGCTGGTATCATTAGAGATGCAACCGATAACGAATTCTACATTTTTGATGAGTACATAGATTCAGACGTTGAAGATAATGTTATTGATAGAAGTCATGCTTCTTTCAGCCTAGCACATGTAAACGTAGATACAATCAACTTCGCACAGAAGTCGTTTGCACTAACTGGTGATGTAGCTGGTACTATCAACATGTCTGACATGGGTACTACTAACCACAGCATGGCTGTTACGATTCAGGCAAACTCTGTTGCTCTTGGTACTGATACCACCGGCAATTACATTGCTACTGTTGTTCAAGGTACTGGTGGACAGACAGACAATAACAGTACTACTTCAAACGGTATTGTTATAACTGGATCAGGATCAGAAACTTCTGCCGTAACTGTAAAAGCTAATGTAGCTGATGCCGCAGGTGGTATTGGTACGAGTACGTACAATGCTACTAACTTTGATGTTTCTTCGGGTGGACTAGTAACGATTGATACCATCGATGGTGGATCGTTCTAAATACAATTAAGATATAAGAATAGTACGTTAGGTATATACCTTTAAGCGTTACTATCTTTATTAACAAGCTACATAGCTTATTATATCAGGTGTGAGGGCAGATGTCAACTATTAAATTAAAACGCAGTGCGGTTGCTAGTAAAGTACCGACAACTGGGTCACTAGCACTAGGTGAGGTTGCACTCAATACTCACGACGGTCGCATATATATCAAGAAATCGGTTGCTGGAACAGAGTCCATAGTTGGATTCGCAGGAACTTCTGTATCAGAACATAACATGTATGTAGTTGCCTATACTGGTGACAACACGACAAGAACTTATGCATTACCATCTCTTCCCAAAGCAGATCAATACATCTCAGTATATCTCAATGGTGTTCTTCAGCACATAACAGAATACTCTTTCAGTGGTCAAGTACTCACATTCAATGGTGCACCACTAGCTACAGATGAAATAGAAATCAGAATACTTGACGTACTAACGTCTAGTGTTGCGTTAAGAGATTACAAAACATTCCTATACACATTCTCCTCAGCACAGACATCATTCACTGGAGCTGATGATAATAACCAAACGTTAGCTTATGACGCAGGCAAGGTCGAAGTATTTGCCAACGGTGTTAAGCTTATAGACGGAGGTGACTACACAGCGACTAACGGTACCCATATTGTTTTAGAGCAAGCAATTGCCGCAGGAACACTATCAATAACAACTATGGCTCTTGCGACATTTGTCGATAACGATATAATAAAGCCTGTAAATACTCCACTCACTTCAACTTCGGCAAACCAGGTAGTCGATACATTCTCAGGAGCTAGATATCGAACCGCTAAATATGTCGTGCAGATGACAAGCGGAACAAGGTATCACTCTACAGAAGTAATACTAATTCACGATGGGACAACAGTATATATGACCGAATATGGAACAATATTTTCGAACTCTAGCTTAGGAACTGTCGGAGGTGATATTAGCGGTGGCAATGTGCGATTACTAGTCAGTCCTACCTTAGCAAATACAACAATTAAAGCGCAACGTATACAGGTGGCAGTGTAATGGCAACTAGAGTAAAATCATCCCAGATACTAGACGGATCAATCGTAGCCTCGGACTTACATTCAGCAATTGCTATCAGTACAACAGCCGCAGGCTCATTCGCTTCATTGACAGCTAACGGCGGTGTAGTAGTAGATAACATCACAATAGATGGAACTACACTGGCTTTAAGCTCTGGAGACCTAACACTAGACGTTGCAGGAGATATCATCCTCGATGCTGATGGTGGAGACTTCAAATTTAGAGATGGCGGCGCAGGATTTTTCACTATCTCTAATAGCAGTCTCGATACTGTATTAAAAGTTATTCAATCAAACGAAGATTTTATTATTAGAGGTAATGATAACGGTAATGAAATCACAGCCCTTACCCTTGATATGGCAAATGCAGGTCGTGCGACATTCAACGAGAACGTTATTATTAATGGCAATTTGACAGTAGAAGGCACAAGAACATTACTCAACGTAGCAACACTTGACGTTGAAGATAAGAACATTACCCTTAACTATCACGCAAGCAATGATACATCAGCAAGTGCCGGTGGCGCTGGTATCACGATACAAGACGCTGTTAACGCAAGTACTGATGCAAGCATTCTTTGGGATGCTTCGGGCGACAAGTTCACATTCTCACACTCCTTAAGTGTAGGATCAACTGTTAACATAGTCACATCAGGCTCTTCTTTATTCCCAAGCTTAAAAATTGATAATAATGGATTTTTAGGTTCTGCCTCAGTAACGGATGCCTTACAATTTCAAACAAGTGGAGACCTACAAGCTAAAACTAAAATAGGAATAGGCATAGACCCAGTAGAGATACTAGATATTAAATCAGTTTCAGGTGATGCAAGAATAAGATTAGATGCTCCTAGTGGCTCTGACACAGAGATTAAATTCTTTAATGCAGGTGCGGCTCAGTACACAATAGGACACGATGACGCTACAGATAATTTTGTAATAGGTAGTGCTGATGTTGATACTCCTTTAGTCTCAGTTAAAAAATCTGGCAACGTTGGTATAGGAACAAATGATCCAACATACAGGCTAGATGTTCTTGAGGCAACAGGCAATGGTTTACGAATAAAAGCTGGCGATCAGCTCACTGATGTCGCTTTAAGTGTAGGTTCAGCAGGTACGGCAGATAAGTTTGTAGTAAAGGCAGGCGGAAATGTTGGTATCGGAACAGCTTCTCCTCAAAAGAGTTTGCATGTAGTGACAAACTCATCTACTACCAATGATACAGTAGATGTTGTGAGAATAGTAGCACAGTCAACTGGTACTCCTCTCGTAGGCTTTGGCCCTACTATTGAGTTTAGAGCCGAACGTGGTGGAGCAACGGCTGACAGTGTAGGAAGGCTCGGGTTTGTATCAGATGTAATGACAGCATCCAGAGTAGATGGTGCGTTTGTTATTGAAACGGCTATTGACGGTGCCTTTACGGAACGACTGAAGATTAACTCCCTTGGTGTGGCTACCTTTAGTGGCACAGTGACCGTAGATCATGAAGCTGGAGGGGTACATAGCAACTTAAGAATTGACAAAGGTGAAACTGGCAGTGGTAAATTAAGTTTTCATAATTCTGGAACTCAGCTTTCATATATATCACTCGATGCCGCAGAGGATATGTATTATTATGGGGCTTCTGGAGTAGACCAAATATTCTATACTCACGGTGCATTAGCTTTAACATTAACATCTGGTGCGTCTACCTTTGTTGGCACAGTAACAGCCAACTCAGGTTTAACTGTAGGAAATTCTAACATAGGTAGTAACTCATCACACCTTGCTAATCTAACAATTAATAATAATGCACATATCGGCACTACATATAATTCGTCCGCTATTCAAATCGCTACAACGGGTAACGTTACATTTAAAGCTCCTGACCTTAATCTAACCGCAGATAATGCTCGGCTTGTAATTGAAGAAACTGATGGTACAGATATATCCTATCTTGGTGATCATACTGGAGCGGGTCAAGGCGCTTTATTTTTATACAATCATGGTGGAACCGCAACTGTTAAGTTGACGGCGGATAGCCATGCCAATTATATTAATAATGGAAATAAGTTTGGCATCGGAACAGCTACTCCACAAGCTGACCTCCATGTAGAAGGAACAGCCCTTCTAAAAGAAGCGATGCTCAAAGAAATTGCTAAAGATATTAGTATTACTGTAGTAGACGTATTTGTCTATGATACTAGTAGAGACTCAGACGGTGGAGCTTGGAGAAAGCGCACACAGCACACATCTTGGTACAATGAGTCATTGAACACAGCTATTAGAGGCCCTAGAAAAGAGTTTCCTGCTGTAGCTATTATTGCCATACAAAATACGAAGCTTTACATATACGATGGCGATGACCCTGATATGCCAATGTGGATGGTTTTTGACTCTAACTTAAAAGACATTCTAGGTGGTGCCTCAGCAAGTGGCGGAGCCTGGTTCGAAAACGTTGAAGCTTTGAATGGAGAATTGTTTGTAGCAAGTGTATCAGGACATTCTCCATACTTATTTGAGACAAACTTCATATCTGAAAAAGGAAGAATGACGGATAATAGCAATGAGTATTGCTACTATGGAAATATCGAACAGAGAAATGATGGGCTAGGCATGTACATCGATAATAGTGGTGGAATCGCTTTCTTATATACCAGAGGCGTAACAGCAAAAGCTTTACCTAATTCACCAATTGATATCGCAACTGGTTTACCTATGCCGACTGTAGCGGTTTCTACCGGTCGTGGCGTTTCTATTAAACACACAGATGGTAGAATAGTGGATCTGGCTTGGTCTACTGATGTATTTAATCACGTAGCTTTCACTAAAGATAATAGTTTAATCGCAAGTGGCGTAGGATGGTACGGCATTGGTTCTATACCTCAAGTTGATACTGACTTTAACGCTGGTTGGACTGGTAAAACTGGTGTACGACCTTTTGCGTCTTATAACGACGGTAGTTCTGATCTTATGCTTGTAGGTGGTGCTACTATATCTGGAGTAACTGGTGGCGAAAGACGAGGTATTGCGACAGATGCTGGTTTAACACTACTGCGAGAAAGCAAAGTTGAGCCCACTGCGGGTGCAGTAGCACATATAACTAAAGATTACAACACAGGTTGGATGATAGGTGATACGAAGTTAGCTCTTTCGTCCACTGATGCTACGAATCCTGCCGGTGCTGAGTTGGTGACGAATGGTACGTTTGGTAGTAATACGAGCGGGTGGGCAGGAACAAGCGGGGCGTCTATATCCCTAGTGTCTAATACAATGGAAGTAACTGGCGTAGGTTATGGTTCTCAAGGAATAACCACAGTAGTTGGTAAGGTCTATGTAGTAAGCTACGATTATATAAGAGTAGGTGGCATTAATGGTAAGTTATATATAGGCACTGCTAATAATAATGGTAGCATAGTTTCCACAGGTGCTTTGTCATCTTCAGGGTCTTATGCAACAACATTTACTGCTGTCGGTACAACAACCTTCTTGAACTTTAGGACTGACTCTTCGGGTGATACTCGGTGGGATAACATCTCAGCACGCCTAGCAGAATCAGACCGCAGTTATAATGACAAAGGTATCCAAGTATTCGGTACAGTCACTAAGACGGCTGTAGCAACGGGTACTGACCTTGTGGGGTACAGCGGATTTGACGGCAGTAAGTATCTTTACCAACCTTATAACAGTACCCTAAACTTTGGTACTGGAAATTTTGCTTACACATTTTGGCATTCATGTCTTGCTTCTGGCTCCGATAGACTATGGTTATCACACGGAAAATACAACACAGCAGGAAGTGGTTTAAACGTTCTTCAACTTAATTCCTCCGGATCTGGCGATCAGGCTCAGTTTTATATTGGTAATTCTGGGCAAGGAGCTATAGCTGTACAGGGAGTTGAGGGACGTGGTTACCAGCAATGGGTAGTAACTCGTAAAAGCGGAGTCTTTTACGTTTATCGAAATGGAAAACTAGAAGGGTCTATCGTTAATAGTGGAAACGTAAATCTTTCGAGTCAGTCTATTAAGGGGTTATATCTTGGTGCTGGATATACCGGCAGTAGCGTATTCGCATATGGTGCAGGTTCACTAGCCCTCATCCGCATCTCAGCGGACGCACCAACCGAAAAGCAGATCAAAGAAATGTATGAAGATGAGAAACATCTTTTCATACCAGGAGCACAATCAACATTTTACGGCACATCAAATGCAGTGGTAGCCATAGATCAGGACGATTCTACGGAAATACTTCACGTTGGAACATCATCAGGTCGATCAGACTTTCAAGGATTACGCAGAGTGAATAATACAACAACAGCGGTCGGAGCGGCACTGTCTGCTCATGACGGACTTGTGATAGAGGAATAATCATGACAATTAAGATAAGTAAACCGGAAATAAATGTAAGAGAGAGACTGAAGGAGTTGCAAAAGCCTAGCGGCATTGCAGGTGAAGCAATGCTTCGTGCTGAGACACCACAAGAACAGTTTGGACTGATCGGTGCTGGAAGAAAAAACTTCACTAGAAATGGAGCTATGCAAATATGGCAAAGAGGTACATCATTTTCCGGTAATGACACTGATGCTAATGACTACTTCGCTGATAAATGGTTTATGGGAACCAACACAAACGCCATAACTATTGCAAAGCAAAGCGGAGTATCTATTCCGGGTCTGGGTACTAAAAACAACACTCTTAAATTGACCCTAGGTGCTACTGCCGGCTTTGATTTATATCAAGCATACGAAGATTGGGAACATCTTAGCAATAAAACAGTAACGATCTCATTCTGGTACAGACACACAATGCCATCACTGGTGATAAGACAATACAGCACCAACAGCTGGGCAACAGTACCTTCTTCTGATGAATGGGCATACTTTTCAAAAACTTTCACTCTCGGAACTTTAGTTGCAGGGTCAAGAGCCGCAAATACTGCTACTATAGGTTTTTGGTCAAATAGTGTTAATGGCGTTAGTGGAGATACCTTCGAGTTCACAAACTATCAACTAGAGATCGGCTCAACAGCTACACCTTTCGAACACCTCTGTTATGGTGAAGAACTAGCGTTATGCCAACGTTATTACACTAGGATTAATGTTAAGGTATACTCATATATCACTGAAGTGCAAAAACATGGCGGTAATCAATATAGAGCGGCAATACACTTACCGACACCAATGCGAATAATACCATCAATATCTTTTGCTGGTTTGGCAACTTGGTATGGCTCAGGAAGTTTGTCGGCTGGGTTCTCAGCAATTGTTTCTGGATATACTCCAGTGCAGGGCGATATTTCAATAATGCCCCTAACACTGACCCCAACTAGTATGGTCTTAGCAAATTTTCAGGTAGGTATGCTATCGGCCGATAATACGGCTAATACACAGTATCTAGCTTTTTCCGCTGATGTGTAATATGTGCTTCCCACATAGCATAAATACTATTAATATAGGAGAGTAACAAGTGGCAACGACTAAAGCATTAGAACTAGCACAATTTGGTACAGGTTTAGTAGTAGACCACACAAATGGTGCCCGAACTACGATAGGCAATACAATACTGTCGGGTGAATTGCATGGTCCTTCTACATTTGTAATCGATCCTGCTACAGTAGGAAATAACACTGGTATAGTTCAGATCAAGGGCGATCTGCAAGTACTAGGAACGACAGTAACACTATCGTCTACGACACTAGATGTCGCAGACTTAAACATCACTGTTGCCAAGGGTGCCGCAAACTCAGCCGCAGCCGACGGTGCAGGACTTACAGTAGACGGAGCGTCTGCTACAATAACTTACACATCTTCCGGTGACCGCTGGAATATGAACAAATCGTTAGCCGCTAATATCATTGGTAACGTCACAGGTACAGTTTCTAGTTTAGCAAACTTAGATACTGATGACTTATCAGAAGGTAGCTCAAATTTATATTATACAGTAGCACGAGTTAACACGGCTATTGACGCAAGAGTAAACAAAGGATTCGTAGACGCACTTAATGTCGATGCAGACACATTAGATTCTATCGACTCTACAGGATTTGACGCCGCCGGTACTGCACTAGCACTAGCCATAGCTTTGGGATAAAAACATGCCGAATACATTTAAAAATTATACTAGCACATCAGTTGGAACGGGTGCAACAACAGTTTATACAGTTCCAAGTGGTACAGTAGCCGTTACGGTAGGCCTCAACATTGCCAATCGAACTACAAATCAAATCACAGTTGATGTTCAAGCCGCAGGGGCATATCTTGTTAAAGATACTCCGATACCTGCAGGTGCTGGACTATCTGTACTAGACGGGAAGATAATACTGGAGACTTCTGACACGCTGATCGTAACAACGAACACGGCGTCAAGTGCCGATGTAATACTTAGTGTGCTGGAGCAAAGCTGATGAGCAAACAGACGGACTTAGTCGATTTCTCGCAAGATGGAACGCTAAACGGGACAGGTGACTTATCTTTAGGTAACGCAACTCTTACTGGATATCTTAGAGGTCCTGCTACATTCACTATCGATCCTGCAGTTCATGGTAACAACAGTGGATTAGTTATCATTGCTGGTAACTTACAAGTAGACGGCACTCAAACAACAATCAACTCAACTACAATGGACGTTGACGACCTCAACATCACTGTTGCTAAAGGGGCAGCCAATGCGGCAGCCGCAAACGGTGCGGGACTAACAGTAGACGGAGCTTCTGCAACTTTAACCTATGTAAGTGGAGGCGATAACTGGGCGTTTAACAAGAACTTAGCCGTCGCAGGACTTCTAACTACCAACGGTGAATTACAGGTTAATGGCACAGGATCTGTCGCCGTATTTGAAGCAACAGACGGGGCAGCTTATATTCAGATTAAAGATGATGACGGAACTTCTGGTTTTATAGGAGTTGATGCAGGGAAAATGGTGTTCCAAACTCCGGGGTCAAGTTTTTCTAGTAAACTTGTTATAACTAGTACCGGCGATGTTGGTATTGGAGAAACTTCTCCTGATGGTTTATTACATCTAAAAGGTGGAACAGCAACAGGTGACGCATCTCATATCTTATTTGAGAACACGCAAGGTAGTAAAGTATTTGCTATAGGTGGCGGTTCAACAGGGATAACCAACACTAATCTATTCTTTAGAAACGTAACTGATAATACAAGGCCTATGGTTATTACTGATGCGGGTAATGTTGGTATCGGAATAGATGCTCCTGATAATAAACTTGATGTTAATTTTAGTATTACAGGTGAAGGTAGTCAAGAAGGTGGTATTAAGATACAAAATGCACGTGGTGTAGCTAATGATATTGCGCCTTTA